TTACCAATACAGAGTTACCGTACTCGTTAAGAGTAATTGTAACTGTGTTTGGTGTTGTCAATGAAACGGCATCTGGGTCAGATGTTTCTGTTAGAGCAGTTGTTGCCTGCGATAGGTCGTTGTACTTCTGTAGAACGACTGTTGAACCTGGTGTAGACTGGTTAGTTGGACGCTTATCTGCAACTGAACGAATTAGTGGTTCGGCGCGGAGAGCGAATTCGACAAGGCGGTCATACGCCTTCTGTACTAAACCAGCACCACCTGCTGTACCTCCAAGGGAAGCAGAGCCTGTTGATGTTGTGCCTGTGTATGATGTAGGCATTAGTGTGTCACCTCCAAGTGACTATGAACGGACATTATGATTGTGAGCGAAGGATTGACAGGATGTCGTCCGCACTTTGTGCAGCACCTAACTTGTAATCTAAATCTTCTGCTCTGTCAGGCGTTACAGCATTACTAGTTAATGAGTCTTGCTGGCGCAATTGTGCGCGGTCAAACTCAGTAGTCTTTCGTGCTTCTTCAGCAGGTGTTAATCCAAACAAATCAGCATTATCTTCAAGCCAGTTACTCACTGACTCTTCGCTAAAGTCTTCAATGTCTTTCATAATTAACCGTGCTGCTTTTAGGTTAACGCCTTTCTTTTCAAGGACTTCTTTGACAGTTCGCTCACGCTGCTCCTTGGTATAATTCTCAAGTTGCTCAGTGAGTTCTTTGATACGCTTTTCATCAGAACGCTTAGCCTTCCGTAACTTTTTAAGTAAGTCACTTCCGTCTGATTGTACATCCGTGTCGGTATCTAGGTCATCGTCTTCGTCGTCCCAGTAGTTGTTGCTCATAGCAACGCCACCCTTCTATTCGTTGTAGTCGCAAGCCTCAGTATCTAGTCGGGGAACTAGGCTGGCTCTTGCTACCAGTCTTATACGCTATGTGGGCTGGTCGGTCACATAGGATTCTTTTATTGTTTAAATAAGTCCTGCTGTTGAGGAGGACTTAGTACTTCCAGAAGATAGAGCACCACGCCCTGTTCCTGATGAACCACCAAATGCTGCTCGCTCAAGCGAGAACAATCTCCTGCGCTTACTTGCTGCATCTTGGTTGCCCTTAAATACTTCGGCTTCACCTTCAGCCTGTGCATACTTAATGCCAGCCTCATTGTAGATACCACCGAGTTTCTGAGCAGTTGGCAGTACACCAGCAATGGTTGAGTAACCCTCACGGGCTGTTGCTTGGTCTACGCCGTATCTGGCAAGTTCAGTGGCTGAGCCTAGGCTTGTAGTAAGACCCATTCCTGTAGCAGCAGCACCAATCTCAGATGCTGTTACCTTCTCTTGCAACTTAATCAAGTTTTCCTCTGGATTAAGGAAGTAACCAATTAAGTCATTGTCTGTAATTTCAGGATAGAAAGACTTAAGTGTTGCCTTGATTGATGGGTCTGAGTTCTGCACACGAGTAACAACTGTCTTTACTCGGTCCTTAAACTCATCAGGAGAAACATCTCCTGCAATATAATCAGCAAACTTCTTATAGTTTGCTTCACGGTCAACGCTAAGCATATTACCTAGTCCGTATGCCTTGAGTGTCGCAGCGTATGCCTTCTCATTATTAATGTACTCAGCCTCAGAGATTGCATTAAGACCATTCTTTACACGAGTAAAGTTACCAGCAAAACGCTTAGCATAAGCGCCAGTAGGATTAGTCTTTAATTTAATAAGTGCTTCTGATGCTGTCAATCCTGATGTCATATAGCCAGAGATTTCTCCCGCTAGTCCTTCAAGTCCATATGATGCAAACAAATCTGTAAGCATTGCAAATGCATCACGTGTTGAATCTGTTATTTCTTTTGGCTTGTCTGGAGGATTATCAGTTGGAATAATAGGAGTAGGAGTATCTGGAATTACTACAGTTTCAGGATTAGGATTAAGGATTGCACTTACTTCTGCTGGTGTTCTAATTGAACCGTCAGCATTAAAACCAGCGTTACGAGTACTGTAATCCGTAGCAACTGGTTGCCCTTGTGGATTTTCTAATGAGGACAGTTGAGCCTTTGCTTTACTAAGTGCTGCCTCTGCTTTAGCAAGTAGGAGTTGATTAGCAGACTTTGCTGCTGCTGCCTTTTTCTGTGCTGGTGTTTGTGCCATTAGCCCATGAATCCAAACGACTTAAGTATGGTGTTAGCAAAGTCAGAAGCAGTTTCACGTGCTTCTTCTGTTTCACGCCATAGTGGGTTTGCTTGCATCTGTCTTGAAAACTCTGCGGTGCTCATAAGACCACCCTCTTTAGTTAACGCTGATTGGACATCTTTATCATTGAATGCATCTGTTAAAGGTATGCCAAGTTTTCTAGCCTTGATTAAGGCATACTGGTCAGCAATGTCCTTGACGCTACCACCATCTCTGATGTGGTCTTTAAGGTTGCCATAGATAGTCATAGCATTAAGACGCATACGTTCTGTTTGCTTTGCTAGTGCATCCTTCTGTGTGCCACCTTCAATAACATACTTGAGTGCTTCACCAGCAGAGATAGGCTGCCCGTAGTCAGCACCAGCCTTTTGCAAGGCTGCAATCTGAACAGCAACCTGACTACCCTTAGCAGACTTAAGTAATTCACCTGCATCTGTGCCTTCTAATGCTTTGATGACAATAGAGTTCTTAGCGTTAAGACGCTCATCTGCTGTAACAAAATCACCAACACGTGTAGTGCTAGTAATCTTACCTGTTGCATCACGTACTGCAACACTCTTAACTGCTGATGCTTTCTCACGCTTATTAATGTCTTGGTAGTAAGCATCTTTTTCTTCTTGAGTTGCTGGTCTACCCAAAGAATCAATCATGTAGTCATTGATTTCATTGTATGCATCACCAACAGTAGTAAGGTCTAGGTCTGTATCCTTAAAGGTACCAGCCTTGCTTTCAGTACCACTGCTTGCTCCACCTTTAGCGGTGTTAAACCATGCATCAATAAGTGGTGCTTCCTTAGAACCACCATACTTAACTGCACTAACAGCATCAAATGTATACTTAGCAAGCATCCCATCAAGACGAGTTAGCCATTCTCCGTTTTCCAATTGCTTGGCAGAGATAAAATTACGGGCACGCATTTGCTGCTTTAATGTATCTAAAGCACCTGGCTCTGAGTAGTTCTTAAGGAACGCATCACGAGCACTGGCTACGCTTGAATATGGTGTAAGAGTAGATGAACCATCAGGGTTCTTTGTGCTTATAAAGTAAACACGGGTACCACCAGGTTGTACAACAGAACCATCAGTATTAACGGTATAGCCAGCAAACTTATCTTTGCTTACATCAGCAAGACCGCCATCTTCTACATCATCCTTTGCAGTCTGAGCAGGCTTAACACCCATAATCTTGTCTTGTGCAGCCTTAAGGGCTGCTTCAGCAGACTTAATCTTGTCAGGGTTGCCTTCGTTTGTAGCAGACTGTAAGGCATACTGTAGTTGTGGGATGTCAGTCTTTGCTGATGCCTTTGCTTTTGCAATAGAATCAGTTTCTTTTTTATTCTTTGCGGCAGTATCAATTTCTTTCTTGCGTGCTACACGCTCTGCTTCTGCCAAATCTAATGCAGCCTTAGCAGCATCATACTTAGTCTTCAGTTCAGTATACTTAGCAGTACCAGGCTTCTCTCGATTGAGTTCCGCTAGGTATCCCTTAGCAAGGTTAGAGGCTTTTACACCACGATTAAATGCGCTTACGTACTTAGCATCATCTGAGTATTTAGCCATTACTTTAACTCCTTATACGCGAAGTATGAATCACGTGAATAGAAACTGAGGATTGATTTGAATATTGCTCGGTTGGCTTCTGCTAGATAGAGGTCGCCAGTTATAAGTTCATTCAAGTCAGCCTCAATCTGTCTCTTGCGTTCTGCTTTAATCTGTGTAGCGTTGGTTACATTCTTTAACTGTGGGTCAGTAGCAAATGCAATAAACTCACGCATCATCTTGATGGCTAGTGCCATCTTCTGACGTGTTGCTGGACGGACATCAGCCTTAGGGTCTGCAATTATCTGCTCAACACTATTAAGAAGAACTGCTTCATTGCCGATAGTATTACCAGAACCAATAAGGGCTGAGTTCAACAATGGGTTGTTAGCCTTCAACGCATTGCGTTGCTGGGTTGCAGAGTTAATAACATTTGCTCGCAGTTCTGGGTCTGACATTTGGCTCAAGATTTCTTTTTCTTGACGTGCAATGTCATAGTACTTCTGCTTATCTTCTGCAGTCTGTACATCCTTGAGGTACTTCTCGACACTCTTATTTGATACAAGACCTGATGCTTTAATCCAGTTATATGTAGCAGCATTAAAGTCACCCATTTGCGGAGCAAAGATATAGGCTGCCTCACCGTACTGCTCAATCAACTTGGCATTCTTAATGCCCCAGTCCTTTAACTTATCTGTGTTCTTAATAAGAACACTAGTCTGCTTGTCTTCACGTGAGACTGTGTAGATGAGTTTGCCTGGGTTCTTACCAATGTATGTAGCAAGTGCAGCCTCATA